CCACCAACAAACTGAAGAGCCCCACTACAAAACGCTCGGTCGCACCCCGCGACCTCAACGCGTTCTGTAAATGGGCTATTCGCCTGGAGCGCACGAGTGCACACCAGGCGACTCTTCAGTGGTTGGGGTTAACCAAAGGTCGGCCCAACCGTGGGATCAAGAGACGTCATAAAGAAGTCCGGGAACAGTTTGATGCGTTCCTGACTGCTTTCGAGCTAGTCTATGGTCGCATGCGAGACATAGAAAAACCCTCCAACAGAGGTAACCTCAAAAGGTTCCAAAAGCTCCTCCGGCGATTTATACATAACGGTCTTTGTTCCATATCCGCTTGGGTGGAGCAAGTCCGGCGTAAGTCGTTCGGCAACCTTTGCCCCGGCCTGGCAAGCCGGGGTAAGGAGCCTCACAAACTGTTCATTGCTAGCTCACTCAAGCGGTCCCTCTACCTCCCCCCTTCCTCATCAGAGGAACATACCGCCACACAACAAACCATCCAACGATGGATGCAACAGCGGGATGCTGACGATGACCTACTAGAAGAACTCCTCTCCTTCATGGAGAAGGTAGTTCGTCCCAAACCTGATCGGATCGATCACGAAGAGTTGGATTACGCTCCGATTCTCACCGATAAGGCTTGTCTAGAAGGCACCCATGCCAGAGGGGGGGTAAGAGAGGTACTATGGGAACAAATGCAGGCGATGGATGGCGAAGGAAAGAAGGATTACCGAGGTATTCCCTCCCAACACGCAATCCGAGGAGGCCATTCAGCCGTCCTCAGTTACGCGCAGATGCAGGTCCGAAGATATCCTGCACCTGACCTTCGCCGTAGTAACTTCCCCACTCTTAGCTCCGTACGGATCCGGACCAAGCCGAGGCAACCGCCTCTGCTCCGACCGATCACAGTACCCGAGTTAGGAGGAAAAGTGAGGATAGCAACCATGCATCCAGCGGTGCTGGTGTACACGGCCCGGGATATGACTTCCCGTCTACTACCTGGGATCCGTCACCTGCTGCCTCTGAGAGACGTGATGGGAAACCGGCCTATCCGGATTACCAGTACCGGCCCTCGTGCCAAAGTCTACTCCGCCGACCTATCCAAAGCAACAGACTACATGCCACACAAGGTAGCACAAGCCATATTGCTAAAGATGGCCGAGATTATGGAGATAGAAAGTCACGAGAGCGCCGCCATAAAGGTTATCCTTGGGCGGCAAACTGTAAACGATGAACAAGGGACCCCCTTAGTCACTAAGGGAGGCGTCCATATGGGACTAGGTCTCGGTTGGATCGCCTTGAATATCGTGAACATGTTCGCTGCCTATAAGGCCGGAGTTCCCGCCACGAGCTTTGCAGTATGTGGAGATGACCTCTGCGGTTATTGGACCCAGAAGAACATCCAAGCCTACGAACACACCGTGTCCAGCCTAGGCCTTGTCATCAACAAGGAGAAATCCTTTATCGGTGACGCGGGTGTCTTCTGTGAACAATTCGTCAGAGTTGTTTCCCCACAAACTGCCGAGTCGATGTCATATTGCCGACTCGCAGAGGCAACGGCTGCTAAACGGCGGACAAGGTCCACTCGTGTACCAATTCGCACCCTTATCGACCCTCTCCTTAAAACGACAGGTCCTCTGAGGAACCTGGCGCTGCGTACTGTAAGCAGACTTCAAGCGAAGCTGCCCCAGCACACATTAGGAAGAGTGGCCGCGGGTGGAATTGGGAACAAGAGTGACGCCATATCCGCTCTCATGGCCCTGAGGAAGGGCCATGAGAAAGTGCGCGGGAAGAACGCCCTGAGCGCTAACCGTATTATGAAGGACGTCTGGGAGAGGTGCACGAACGACCCCTCCGCAAGCGATGACCTTCAAACGGATAGCATTCAGGCGGCAGCAAGCGCCGCAATCCGTAGGGTTCAAGAGCTATCTACCGATCCAGAGGAGCGGAAGAACACCAACGAGATCCCTACAGACAAGCAGTTCTTTTCGGCTTGCCGCGCACATCGACGGGCCTGGGGGAGGAAGATCAAGGTACGGGGGCTGCTCCCCGTTTTCAATGAAACCCTCACCCAGTCCCGTGTAAACAGCCGTGACCGTTATAAAATAAAACGCCTTTTGCGTCTCTCTCACCCACCGTGGAGAGAGATAGAGCGTCTGTCATTGCGACAGCGACGCAGCTACATCACGAGGACGGAGCTACGAGCTGTGCTCGAGACTCACGATATCCCTCTCCCCCTACACCCTTCAGAGGTGCAGGACAGATAAGACCGATAAAGCCCCCGTGGCTTGTATCG